TCGGTCCAATCCATCATCGGCGCAACGCTGAAGCGGCGGGACGGCTCTTTGCGGGATGATCCAGTGTTTACGGGCGCTTCAGGTTTTTCTAAATTCATTGATACTGATCTTTTATACAGCGGTTTTTACCCATTTTTCCTTGTTTTTGCATAGCGCTTGCTACATTGTAGCAACCGGTCTCCGCAATGTAGCAACTGGGTATGGGCACGATCACATCACGCAAGCGCAAGGACAATTCGACGGCCTACACGGCGCAGATACGGATCAATCGGGACGGGAAGACAGTTTATCAGGAAAGCCAAACCTTCGACCGGAAGCAGGTGGCTCAGGCATGGATCAAGCGACGTGAGACGGAGCTGGCCGCGCCAGGTGCTATCGAACGTGCGAACCGGAAGGGTGTGACGATCAAGAAGATGATCGATCAGTACCTGGACGAGTACGAGAAGATTCGACCGCTGGGGAAGACTAAGCGAGCAACCCTGACGGCGATCAAGGAGACGTGGCTGGGCGAGGTCGATGATTCGGCGCTGAATAGCCAGAAGCTGGTCGAGTTTGCTCAGTGGCGGATGAGTAAGGAGGGTGGCTACGTCCAGGCGCAAACGGTGGGAAACGATTTGTCGCATTTGGGTGCAGTGCTTTCCGTGGCGCGACCGGCTTGGGGCTATGAAATTGACCCGCTTGCCATGCCTGACGCTCGTAGGGTGCTGCGCAAGCTTGGCATGGTCACCAAGAGCAAAGAGCGCAACCGTCGGCCTACCTTGGAGGAGCTGGACCAGTTAATGGAGTATTTTTTTGAAAGGGATGCCAGGGGTAATAGCGCTATTCCAATGCCAAAGATCATCGCCTTTGCGCTTTTCTCGACGAGACGGCAGGAGGAGATCTCGCGGATATGTTGGGATGACCTGGACGAGTCACGCCAAGCCGTCTTGGTGCGGGATATGAAGAATCCTGGGCAGAAGATTGGTAACGATGTGTGGTGCCATTTGCCAGACGAGGCCTGGGCGATCCTCCAGACAATGCCCAAGTTGAAGAAAGAAATTTTCCCCTACAACGGTAAGTCTATCTCGGCTGCATTTACCCGGGCTTGCCCAATTTTGGGAATTGAGGATCTCCATTTTCATGACCTGCGGCATGAGGGGGTGAGTCGGCTTTTTGAAATGGATTGGGACATTCCCAGAGTGTCGAGTGTTTCGGGGCATCGTGATTGGAACTCTTTAAGACGCTATACTCATCTTCGTGGGCGGGGTAATAGGTATCAAGACTGGGAATGGTTTAAAAAGTTAACTGAATGAGTTTTCTTGCGGCTTTTCAACAGGGGTTTGTATGGATTTATCGAATTTTGAAAGGCAGGTAAGCAAAACTGGATTTGAGTTGGAGTATAGAGTGGCTCGAATACTCAAAGAAGAAGGGTGGAGCCTGATTAGTAATAGATGTTATTTAGATGATCAAGAAGAGACCGTTCGTGAAATAGATTTGTTGGCATATAAAGTGCGAAATGTTAAGCATGTATCGGTTTATACGGCACTTATAATAAGTTGTAAGAAGAGTGAGTCGAACGTCTGGGCATTGTTGAGTAGGGGGGTAGATCTTGCAGATCCTAATTCAGATTGGGAACCTTTCAAAGGTTGGTGTAATCATCCGGGTATTTCTTACTATCTTGATGATCCCGAATGGGCCAAAAAATATTACGAGAGAATGACGAAGGTGTGCCCTTCTATTTTTCAAGTGCCTATCGTGGATGTGTTTGCTTTTCAGGAAATGAACCGAGTCTCGGGGGCATGTCAGAACGATAAAAATATATTTGCATCTATAACTTCTTTGATGAAGGCTCAATCATATGAGATGAGTACTCTAGCTGAGAGAAAAAAAGGTAAGCCTTGTGTTTATCAGTTCAATTTGCTCTCAGTTATGGATAGTGAATTAGTGCGAATTTTATTTGACGGAGAAAAGGTGGCAGCTTCGCAGGTTGATAGTGAGGATTATGTCTCGCGGTATATATTGCGAAAGAAAGATTCGACGTCGCGTATAAAATTTGTAACGGCAAAAAAATTCGGCGATGTAATTAAGGATTATTCGAGATTGCATTCTGAGAACTGTGCGATGTTCGAAGATGTATATGAAGATTTTTATAGGGATGTTTATAAGAAATATAAAAAATCTTCAATTTTGGTAGAGGAGCTTCGGCTTGCTCTAATTGGAAAGCTTAGTTCTGCTTATTATCGGGCGGCAGGCGACTGGCTGAGTTATAAAGATGTTTCTATTTTCTGGGATGAAAAGAAGGAGATTGTGACTATAGATTTTGATTTGAGTGTTGATGTTATAAATAGGATGAATGCATCTAAAGAATGTAAGGAGGTCGGTAAGGCAGCTTTGCTCAAAGTGTATCGTTATAAAGGCGATTTTGAATATTCAGTTAATATTCCTTTTTGAATGACGGCAAGCAGCCGTGCTTGCCGTCATTGGCTTAAGCTAAGCGGCTCTTCCCATCAATAGGTTTTGCTCTTTTGAAGCTTTCGCTCGTTGGCGATCAATGTAATCAGCTAGATCCTTAAGATGAATGCCGAGCGCAGCCTTTTGAGTGTTGGCGCCTAAGCGGGTTACTGGGATGTCGATTTCTCCATCGAGTCGTTTGCGTTTAAATTTTTCCACCGTGAGTTGCATATAATCTTCGCAAACACGTTCAAGTGGAATAACGGCCTGCCCTTCATACTGAGCCATCAACAAAAAGAGAGTGTTCATGCGGCCTCCATCAGTTTTTCTTCTTTGTCATCCATATTTGCTTTTATTAAGGCCATCATTGGCCACGGAGAGACAGAGTTCCCTACCATCAGTACCTGATCTTTCTTACTGAACTTCTGGCCGTCGTGGCCATGGTCAATCACGTAGTTGTCCGGAAAGCCCTGGGCTCGGTAAAGTTCCCGTGGCGTCAGCATGCGCATGCCAATGTCGACGATGACGTATGGCATGCCCTTGATCACCACGGTAACCAGAGCCAGCCGGTCCCGCGTAGTGATGGTGGCGGTCGGGTCGCGCAGGTCGTAGATGTTGTCGGTGCCGTAGTACCCCATCAGGAAAGCTGCTACGCGTAGAGCGCCTTCCTCAACTTCCGGTGCCAATGTGTACTCGAGCAGCGCGTGATGTTCTGCGCCGGCACAGATAGTTGAGATCGGCTCATCCATTGCGCTGCCCACACAGTTCTTACGCAGGGTGAGCAGATTAGCGGTCACCAACTGTTGTTGGCTGCCCGTGGTCGTTATCGCTGTCAGGGGCTGGTCTGGGTGCCGCCCCAGCGTTTCATTGAAGCCGCCGTTGTGCTGTGCGATGTAGGCCACGGCGAGCGCGAAGTGCCCGCCCTTGACCTGAGCGCAGATGGTCCCCAGCGGTGCATCAGCGGGCATGGATCGCTGGGATGTCGCATTGGCGTGCTCTGTGAGGAACGGCGCGATTTGTGGCGTCACCAGGGCGAAGCCATGCGCGCCAGTGATGGTCTTGGTTGGATCTTGCACGGACTGGCATCGAGCGATGTCATTGCCCGAGTGATTGACGCTTACGATGAACGGGTCGGCATGATCAACCACATAGCGGCGGGCACCTTTGCGCACGCGCTCCATGGTTTTGCTTGCCAATGGTCGGCGTACACCAGCGGCACGGCCTTCTTCTTTCGTCAGAAAGATACTTGGGCAGGGGATCGACCAATCGATGATGCTGGCAGCGTTACGCCAAGCTTTTTGACCCTTCGCGGGTTCTTTGAAGTGGGTCGGCTCCGGCCAATACAGTGGCTTGCCATCGCATCGAGCGACCATGTAAAGGCGTTCGCGTGTGGTAGCGGCGCCATAATCGCAGGCTTTGAGTTTTCCATGCAGGATGTCATAGCCCATGTTCTTGAGAATCTGCAGGAAGCGGCGCCAGGTCTTGCCCTTACGTTTCGGATCAGGCACCAGGTATTGATCCTGCACCGGAACGCGCTCGCCTGGTGCGGCCACGCTGCCGTCGCGGCGAATCACCCGGCCGGTGGCTTTGCATCGCTTAGCAATCAGCGGGCCCCATTGAAGGATCTGCCAGACGTTTTCCATAGTGATGAGGTCGGGTTTGACCTGTCCGGCCCACTTGACGGTGACCCACGACAGGGAGCGGCTGGCACTGCTGCGTGGTTGACCTCCGGCGGCAAGGCTGTGATGGGTACATTCGGGGCTTGCGTGTAGGTGTGCGACGGGGCGGCCTCGTGTCGCCTTTCGGGGGCACACCTCATAGACGTCCGAGATGTAATGCTCTGCGCCTGGGTGGTTGCGCTTGTGCATGCTGATGGCTTTGGGGTTGTGGTTGATCGCGATATCGACGGCTTTGCCCGTGGCCATTTCCTGGCCCATGGTTGCGCCGCCACCACCGGCAAACAGATCAACGCGGATCTTGCCCGTGAGGTCGAGGCCAAATTGGGTGATGACGGCAGTGCTTATTGGGGTTTGGGAAAAGGCGGTCATACCCAGCCTCCATGCGTATACCCCACGACAGGCTGCGCGAGCGGGCGATCCTGAGCGATTAGCGTTGCTTCAGTGTGCGCTGCCCCGCGCAGCTTTTCGTGGGGTATAAGCGCCTCGGCGGTGTTGCTGAAAGGAGCAGTAATGCCTGCTGCTGCGCAGCAGAGACTGTTTTTTACGGGCGCGTCGACCCTGCTTGCGCTGCGGAGCAAAGCGGGCTGGGGTTGGGTGTTGTTCTGCTCCTGCTTCATGCCGCTTTCCTCCGGTGTTCGATAGCGAGTTGGTCCATCAGGCGCTGGTGGTAGGTGAGCCGGGCTTCGGTGGGTGACCACGGCCGGATGCGTTCGGGCGCGGGTTCGATACCGACAAGACAATCCCAGGTGGCCGGGTCAGGTGGCATCAGGTCGCGGCGTTCGGTAGCAAGGGCGATCAGGTCGGCTTGGGTGACGGATGCCGGCAGGTCTTGATCGATGCTGAAGCGGGTGCAAATGCGTTCCCAGATCCAAGTCTCGACGTCCTGGTAGGCGTGCATCCACTGTTTGAGCGGCCGCACCATGTCGCCGATATAGGCTTCGGTCGCGTCGTGGAGGAGGGCGGCGAGCTTGTGCTCGGCCGGCACCAGATCCGCGACCAAGCAACTATGCTGGGCCACGCTGTAGAACTCGCGGGTGTGGCCGTTGAAGCGGCACAAATGAGCGAGCGAATGCGCAATGCCTCGTGGGTCGATCATGTCGACGTCCGGCTCATACAGGTCAAAACGTTTGCCGGTTGCGGTAAGAATCTGAGTCATGCTGCCTCCTTGACCAGGTCGGCGAGCAGCAGGGCGTTCTGGGTGTCCTTGTGCAACTTGCGCAGGGCGTCGTAGCCGATCAGCAGCGACAGTTGCCGGTCGAACTCTTTGCGGAATCGAGTCACTTCGCGCAGTTCGGCGGTGGCTTTGGCGTGTTGCTGGTGCAGCACGCCGGCGTCTTGAGGTGAGAGGCGTAGCATCGGACTATGACGGCTCATGCTGCGTCCTCCACCTTGACCTGATCCAGCAGAGCGGCCATGCCCAGTGCTTTTTCGCGCAGGTCGAGCGCCTGCTGTGCCTGGGCCTTCGAACTCATGGCGCGGAAGGTGTCAGAGGCCAGCCTCAGTTTTTCGGCGATCTGCATAAGCGTTTGGCGCTCTTGAGGGCCGAAGGCTTGGCTTTCTTTCAGCCGCTTCGCATGGGCTGCGAGGTGCTTGTGATCTGCACGGATGAATTGGAGGGATGCCTCCAGTTCGCGGATGGTTTTCGCATTGGCGGCGCGTTCGTCGTTCGTGCCCTCTTCGATGCCTTCGACGCGGCCGTCAATGAGCCCGCCTCGGTAGCCGGTCCAGTAGATGAGGGCGGCGCCGACTATCAGGCCTATCAATGCGCAGATTTGAATTGCAGTCATGTGGTGTGCTCCTGGTGGTTTCGGGTGGCTGGTGGTGACAGCCGTTACGGTTAGGCTTCTTCGGTTGCGTCGGTCTGGGCCTTCGCGTGGACTTCGTCGGCCTTGTAGGCCTGTATGTCGATCAGTGCCGCGACGTGGCGGATGTGCGCGTACTTCGGTGCCTTGCGGCTGCTGTCCAGCGTGGTCACGGGCAGTTGAATGCGGCCGCTGGTGATTTCGGCTGCAAATGACTGCTCGTTGAGGTTGCGGAAGTACTGCACGCGCAGCTTTTCGAGGGGGATAAGCACGTCGCCGAAGGTGCGATACAGCAGCTCGACGGTGGCCGTCTCCGGTGCTGGCATCAGGCGCAGCGGGTTTTGAGGCTGGCTAGTCATGAGGCCTTTGGCTCTCCATTCGTTTGTTTCGGGCCGGGTGATTCCAGGCGTTCAGGCAATGGCGTTTGGTCAGCTCGCGCAGATGCTCCGGCACCTCAAGGAGCGCGGCGTTGCGCTCCTCTCGGGTGCGTAGGGCGATGATCTGGCGGGCGTATTCCCTAGGCCACGTCACGGTTGTCTGCCGGGATGGCAGGGAGGTCGAGGCCCAATTGCTCTGCTAGCCAGGGGATCCCGGCCTGTCGGACGCGTGTCGATTGGCTGTACTGCATGCCCAGCGTGTCGTGGTACCAATTGCTGTCCTTGACCCGCAGGTATTCACGGTCACGAACGGGGAACGCCGGCAGGTTGCGGTCGGTGAGCAGGCCCTTCTCACGCATGAGTTTGATCAGGGCGGGGCGGGTCAGGCCGAAGTGCTTGGCGGTCTTTTCGAGATTGCGCTCCATGGCATACCTCCTAAGCGGCGTGCGCGGCGGGTGTCGCCAGCGCAGCCAGGTGGTTGATGGATTCGCAAACCTGCTCGTACATCTCGGCATCGGTGCCGTACACGGTGAAGCACTTGGTACGCGGGCTTTTGACGCCGATGCTCATGACTACGGTGATGCCCGAGCGTGTACGTGTCCGGTGAACGGCGAGCCGGATCGGCAGCTCAAAGCCCATGTCCAGGTCGATAAACCCACCTGTGGAAACCAGTCTGTAAACCTGTTCCCGCTGCTGGCTACTGAAAGCGCCGTACTCGCGTTCAGCATGTGGTTTCGGCTGGGGTTCGCCTGTCAGATCAGAAGGGCCGTTGACGACCTCCTCAATGAAGTCAGCGAGCTTCAGGTGAGTTTTTTTTGTGTTGGGCACGGTCAGCGTGTGGCGCTCTGAGCCCAGCTCAACGGTGAAGGTGCTGTCGGTCTTGTTGCGTTCAACTTTCAACCGGAACGCCAACACATCGCGTCGATACAGGCGTCGAAGGGTGTGATTGAAAGTCCCACTCAGGTTCACCTGGGCGCTGAGCAATGTCAGTGTGCGGTTGTCGATCAGGAATTTGCTCATGCTGCCCGGCCTCCGTCGTTTGGATCGAAGGAAGTCGGTGCGGTACGGGCATGTTGTTTGGGCTTAGAAGGAATGAAGGTGCAGCCGTAGATGCGGGCCAGGCGCCTTACTTCGAAGATGCGGGATAGGTCGGCAACGGCCGGATGGACGTGCAGGGATGCTGTGGTGTGCATGGTTTTGCCTCGCTCTGTGGTGGAAGAGTGAGGCAAAAATAACCTAGGTTTTAATTTGTGGCAATAACCTAGGGTTTAATTTTCGGGTTGTTTTTACTCGGTCATAGATCTCAAGGAGGAGACCTCGTGCTGAAGCTGGCTGACGACGACCTGGAGAAGCTCTGTGAAGGTCTCCTCATAGAAGCGAGGCTCAGTCTTGAAAGGATGCATGGTGGATTTGTTGGCCCCGAACCGTTCGCCAGCCTCCGTCAGCCTTTTGAAGGATTTCATGACGCCGTTACCTGTTGTGCTCGGATACTCATGATTCTCGGCATGCCCTGCTTTGATGAGGGCGTTCATGATTGTATTGGCATCAAAGGAGACGCCATGATCAGCGAGCAATGATTTCAACGATTTGATTTCCATAAGTCATCCTTTACGTACTGATGTTGTCAGAGCAATGTTGAGTTTGCAGGGTTTAGCGTCGACCACCAGAAGACGCGGCCAATAATCTGGATTCGTTGTTCCATAACCTGATCCAGCGAGTAGTCTTCGTCCGTGTATTCGGCGCGGTTGAAACTGCGCAATCGGATAGATCCGCCAGGTAAGCGATACACAAACTTCACCCGCAGCAGCCCGTCATGGTCCAAGGCATAGAGCTGGCCGTCTATGATCCGGGTCATGCCTTTATCTATGCCGATTGTGGCTTTATCGAGAATGAGAGGGTGGTTCGAATTGCCGCTATTGGTGGCGCAAGCGGCATTTTTTGGGTCGATACCAGCTTTTCTCAATGTGTAGCTGGAGAAGCGAACCTTACGGTACGCATCTATCTGTACTGCAGACCTTCCAATGCCGGATGCCATTTCGACTTCTTTATAGAGAGGCAATGCTACTTCATCGTCATCCAGAGGGGTCGTGTCATCCCATGTGGATAACTCACCCAATATGACTGGTGCTCCGTCAGCTGCCTGCTTGGATTCCGATTGTTCTTTCGATGATGGAGGAAGCGTGCCCAGTTCCAGCCAGTCCACATCCACTTGAAGGGCTCGCGCAATGGCAGCAATAAAGCGGCTTTTCTTGCTCTTGCCTGAGGTGAGTTTTTGAATGGTGGTCTGTGTGCATCCTGTTGCAGTAGCAAGTCGATCCTGCACCATGTTGCGTTGCTCCATGGCGTAGACCAAGCGGTCCGCCAGCTCTGGAAGCACTGAGGTATCGAGATAATTCATCATGGCGCCATGCTAAAACCAAGGTTATAGATTGTCCAACAACCTAGGTGCTTGACAGATTATTCCCTAGGTTGTAATTTCGCCTTCACATGAAGGAGGAATCACTGTGAAAACCACGCATCCATCGGAAGTCTGCACAGATCGCAGCCCGTCGCCGCTTGATGCTCTGAATCGGGCATTACAGGTTTGTGGCAACAATCAGTCGGAACTTGCACGCCGTTGCGGTGTGAAACAGCCCCATGTGTGGAAATGGCTCAAGGCCGGTCGCGTCCCCACTGAGCGAGTGCTTGCTGTCTCACGCGCCTCGGGCGGAACCGTCCTGCCGCACGAGTTAAGGCCTGACCTTTCTGACATCTTTCCTGCTCCATTAGCGGGAGTCGCTTCGGCGGCATAGAAAAAAGGCGACCCAAAGGTCGCCCAGTTCCTCCCGGCACGCACCACCACAGCGCTGTCGGGTCGCGATAAGGGTAGGCGGGCACACCACATGCTAACCACCTCTCCTTATCGCGCTTTCCCAAGGCCCGGAAGCCTTGGTGTTGCTGCCTTTTCCACCACAGATTGGGCAGCTGTTGCGCCAGGGGTGAGCAACGGATTGCTCGCCTCGGCACGGTGCCGGTATCGATCCCTAAGATCTAGCCGGCGTTTGGGCCCTTTCAAGCCACGCGGCAAATGTATCACCACTGCATGTCGCGCGGCACTGGCAACTTTCAAGGATTAATGCCATGAGCCGAATCGCTCTGAGTTGCGTCGAACGAGCACAGCGGGAAGTCCTGCCGCTCGATCTGGCGCTTTACCATGCCGCACGGGACTACCCAGGCGGCGCCGCTGCAATCGCCGCCACCACCGGCCGAAACCCCACCACGCTGCAGCACAAGCTGTCCCCCACGCACCCTAGCCACTCGGTGAATATCCAAGAGTTTGGCGAGATCCTCGAACTGACTAAGGACAGGCGCATCCTGGATGCAGTGCACGCCTTGGTCGGCGATACGATCTGGCATGAGTTGTCTGAGGTGTACACCACTGACATGCCGGAAACCCTGACCGTCGGCCTCGCCGAGTATTTCCGGCAGGTGGCTGATCTGGCCGATACCTGGGCCAAGAGCATTGGCGATGGGGTGGTCAGCGATCACGAGTTGGCCGCGATCCGCCTGCAGGTGTTTCGAGGTATCCAGGGGCTGCTGGGATTGTTCAACCGCGCCACGTACGTCAACCACACAACGCGGGGGGACGGCCGTGGCTGACATTGCTGATTTCGCCAATGACTTGGTGCAGGAGCGCATCGATCAGGCACTTGCGGCTCGCGCTGCATTCAAGCCGGCGATGCCCAGCCATTCCTCGTTGTTCTGTGACGGCTGCGGCGGTGCTATTCCCGAAGCGCGCCGTCTGGTTCTGCGGGGCTGCACTCATTGTGTGACGTGCCAGTCCTTCAATGAGTTGCGGGAGGCTCGGTATGCTCGATGACGTGCTCAATCAATTTGCGGACTTCGGTCTGGAGCCCGCGCAGCCGCTCATTTACGGCAAGCTGACTCGATGCAAGACCACCCTGGATAAAGGCAAAGAGAAAAACGGCTGGTACGTTCTACATGAGCATCGCACGGAGAAGGGAGAGGACCTGATCTTCGGTGCGTTCGGCGACTGGCGTACAGGTGAAACGCAAAAGATCAAGGTAAAGCCCGGGCGGATGACACCTGAGGAGCGTGAAGTCATGCGCGCTCGTCAGGAGGAAGCCAAGCGCAAGGCGGCCGAGAAGGCTGCCAACGCTGCCCGTCGAGCGGCTAACCGCGCTGCTGGGTTGTTTAAACGCATGCCTGAGAAAGGCCGTAGCGCCTATCTGGATCGAAAGCAGATCGTGGGCCTAGGCGTTCGTTATGCCCCGCGCTCCGGCGCGGTTTTGGTGCCCATGCAAAACGCTCGGGACCAGATCGTCGGGCTGCAAGTGATATTCCCCGAGAAGCAAGAGGAAACCGGCCGGGACAAGTCTTATTGGCCCTACGGTATGTCGAAGGAGGGGGCTTTTCTTCTGATCGGTCCACACCCGGAGCCGGGCGAGCCGATACTTGAGTGCGAGGGGTACGCCACTGGTATAAGCCTGCATATGGCGACCTCTCTCACGGTTGCGGTGGCCTTTGATGCGGGTAATTTGCTGGCTGTCGCTAAGATCATGCGTGAGCGTTTTCCCGGGCGTCCGATCATCATCTGTCGTGACGATGACTGGAAGACCAAGCGCCCGAATGGAGATCCCTGGAACCCAGGTGAAGAGAAGGCCAATAACGCGGCTACGGTTGTGGGTGGTCAGGTTGTCGGCCCGATCTTTTCGGGTGAGCGGGAGGACAAGTGGACCGACTTCAACGATCTTCATTGTGCCGAAGGTTTGGAGGCGGTGCGCCGCCAGATTCTGGCGGTGGTCAAGCCACCTGCAGCGGGCGGCTGGAAAGACTGGTTGGCCCGGACCGAAAACGGCATGTTGATTGCGCACATGCAAAACGTCGAGCTGATCCTGAGCAACGATGAGCGCTGGTCCGGTGTGATTGGCTTCAGCGCCTTCAGCTCCAAGATCGTCAAGCTGCGTGCTGCACCGTATGGCGGCGGCGTCGGCGATTGGGCTGACATTGACGACATGCTGGTGATGAAGTGGCTCGCCCAGCAATACAACTTGCGGGTTAAGGCCAGCAGCGTGATCGAGGCGGTGAGCGTGGTTGCACATGACAACGCATTTCATCCAGTACGCAATTACCTCGACGGCCTGGAATGGGACCGAGTGCCACGGCTCGATACCTGGTTGACGGACATCATGGGGGTTGCCCCTTCGGACTACAGCTCGAAGGTCGGTAAGCGCTGGATGGTGTCGGCGGTCGGCCGGGTGATGCAGCCGGGCTGCAAGGCTGACTCGGTGATGATTCTGGAAGGCGCGCAGGGCGCCGGTAAGTCCACGGCCATGTCGGTGTTGGGTGGTGACTGGTTTATGGATACCCCTTTTGCCTTGGGCGACAAGGATGGGTTTCAGGCCATTCGCGGCAAGTGGATTGTTGAGCTGGGGGAGCTGGACAGCTTCAACAAGGCCGAGTCCACCAAGGCAAAGCAGTTCTTCTCGGCCTCGACCGACACCTACCGCGAGAGCTATGGCCGCAGAACGATGGACGTGCCACGCCAGTGTGTTTTCGTGGGTACGACGAACCAGGACGAATACCTGAAGGACGCCACCGGCAACCGGCGTTATTGGCCGGTCGCTTGTACCAAGGTGGATCTGGAGCGACTGCGCGAGATCCGCGACCAGCTGTGGGCCGAGGCGATGTTTTGCTATCAGTCCGGTGATGTCTGGTGGGTTAACCGGGAGGAAGCGCCGCTGTTCGCCGAGGCGCAAGAAGAGCGCTTTGTGGTGGATGAGTGGGAAGGCCCGATCCTGGCTTGGCTCGAGGAGTATCAGCTTGGAGAGACGGCGACCGGCACCGACATTCTGCTGGGCGCTTTGAAGCTGGACTACGGACATTGGGGCAAACCTGAACAGATGCGCGTTGGAGCGATCATGCATCGGTTGGGTTGGCGCAAGGTCCGGCTACCCGCGTTGCCTAAGAGCGGCGTCCGGCCCTGGGGATACAAGAAGCCACAAGATTGGGGCAGGGCATCGAACCTGAAAGTGCAGCCGGTCGAGGAGCCATGTTTCGATGATTAAGGAGATCGATGCGCGGCTGCGCAAATGGGCCGAGGATCTGCATTGCGGCCTGAGTGCCGGCGGGCTCGCCGGTGGGAACATGGTCGCCATGATGATGGAGAGTAATGGGCAGTTGATTCGAGGTCGGCGTGCGTTCCGGGCACCCTTGGAGGGTTCGCTAGATATCGAGCTGATTGTGACCAAGCATCTCGACCCCCTGCATGTGCAGATCGTGCGAGAGCACTACTGCAACCAGGACTCGGACATGCGCTTGAAGTATGCCCACTGCGGCTGCGGGCGCGACACCTACTACCAGCGTCTGCATGACGCGCATCTGTGCATCTATGGGCTGTTGATGGGGATCGCTGCTTGATCCTGTCTACGTTCGTGATTGTCCTACCGGCTCGCCTTGTCCCACTGCTGTTGGATGCAGTTGGACAAGCGCGGGCCGCGCTGTTGTTGGTCTGTCCTACTGTCCAACCCTCCCGCACGTCCCGCCCATGTGTGAGCGTAGCGGGAGCGCATACGCGCCCATGGCGCGCACGCGTGCTCTTAGCTTTTTCTCTTTACGGGAGAGAAGAGAAAATAAAGTAGGACAGTGGGGCAGGCCCCGATTCTAGGCGTCTGTAGCTGTCCTACTTCGACCTGAGATAGTGGGACAGGAAGGACAGCGCCCCAGGCGCTGGAGGCCGAAATAAAGATATTCGCCGACATTGCCTAGGCGTTCACCAGACATTCACCGGGTGGCATTAAAAGGGGCTTGCTGCCACCGGAATCGACCTGTAAAAAGTACTCATCTTCGATAGGTGCGACCGCATAAAGCGGCAGGCACCACACACCAAACCCGGCCCTTGCGCCGGGTTTTTGCGTTTAAGGGGCGGGGTAATGACGAACGAGCAGCAAGCACTGGCAGAGATGCCGATCTGGTTAGTGATTCTCCTGGCTTTGGTCGGTGGCGTATCGGGGGAGATGTGGCGGGCGGACAAGGACGGAGCGCGGGGCTGGGTGTTGTTGAGGCGCCTGGCACTGCGGTCCGGGGCCTGCGTTGTCTGCGGGGTGTCGGCGATGATGCTGATGATCGCCGCCGGCATGTCGCTCTGGACGGCAGGGAGCCTGGGCAGCATCACCGCGATGGCCGGTGCCGATGTTGCCATCGGCCTGTACGAACGCTGGGCCGCCAAGCGGCTGGGTGTAGCAGAGGCACCGCCGACCAGCGGTGGGCAGGGGTGATTTTGGCGGCGGGGACCCTGGGAACATTCAGGGGACACGGGGTCGCAAACCCGCGGGAAAGCGTTAGCGGCAGGGTTGCCAGCTTACTGAAATTCAACCCGTTGAAATTGAAAGGTTCGCATTGAAAAGCCGTTGAAAGGAGGGCTCATGACAGAACCACAGTACCTGTCGAAGAGCGCCTTTGCGGCCCGGATCGGCAGGGCACCGAGCTACATCACCTGGTTGAAAAACAACAACCGGCTGGTGCTCAGTGCCGACGGCAAACAAGTCGATGTTCAGGCCAGTGAAGCGTTGATTCGCGACACTGCCGACCCGAGCAAAGCCGCCGTCGCCGAGCGTCACCAGCAGGACCGGATTCAGCGTGACGTGTACGGCCAGCTTTCAACCTCGGTTGAGCCGACTTGCACGGCTGCGCCGCCGTCCGCGAACACCCCTGCGGGGCAGCTCCCGGACTTCCAGAAAGCTCGCGCACTGCGCGAGCACAACCTGGCCCAGCTCGCGGAAATCGAGCTGCACAAAGCCAAGGGGTCGCTGGTCGCATTACCTGCTGTGAAGTTGGGCGCCTACAACGCTGGCCGCCTCCTGCGCGATCAGCTGTTTGGCATGCCGCCACAGCTGGCGCCGGAGCTGGCGGTCATGACCGACCCCTGGGAAATCGAAAAACACCTGACGGCGGCCTTGCGCCGCACGCTGGAGGACGCGGAGCGCCTGTCCTCGGCGGACCTTGAACATGCCCTGAACCCGAGTTGAGCCTATGCCCACGGAAATCCCTGACGGTGCAGAGGTGTACCGAGAGGCGTATTTCCGTGGGCTGCGTCCCGACCCGGATGTCTGGATCGATGTATGGGCCGACGAATACATGCGCATCCCGCGTGACACCGGCGCCGCTGAGCCCGGCCAGTACCGCACGTCACGTACACCGTACGCCCGCGAGCCGATGCGATGCCTTTCACCGGCTCATCCCTGCAAGCGCGTGGTGACCATGGTCGCCTCACAGTTGATGAAAACCCAAATCGCCTTGAACTGGATCGGCGGCCTGATCCACATGGCGCCGTCGAACATCCTGACGTTGCTGCCGAGCCTGGGCTTGGCGAAGCGGGTCTCCTCACGGATTGGCAAGACCATCAAGGCGACGCCTGTCCTGCGCGAACGTGTGGCCTCCAGCCGCTCGCGAGACTCGCGCAACACCATGGACACCAAGGAGTTCGAAGGCGGCTCGCTCTACGTCACCACAGCTGGCTCGGCAGCCAACCTTTCGGAGCTGTCGGCGCGCTACGTTTACGGCGATGAGATCGACCGCTGGGAGGTGGACATCGGCGAGGAGGGCGACCCCATCGAGCTGGCGGAAACGCGTGGCAGTACGTTCGGTCGCAATGCGAAGTTCTACTTCTCCAGTTCGCCAACCATCAAAGGTGCCTCGCGGATCTCCGACCTGTTCGAGGGCAGCGACCAACGTCACTACTACGTGCCGTGCCCCACCTGCGGGCACATGCAGACCCTGGAATGGGAACGCCTGCATTACTCGCGGGACTTCAGCGTTGTGCACTACGAATGCGCAGGTCCTGATTGTGACGTGCTGATCGAGGAGTACCACAAGGCCGAGATGCTCGCCAAAGGCGAGTGGCGCGCCCATGCCGAGGGCGACGGCGAGACGGTGGGGTTTACCCTCAACGCCTTGTATTCACCGCTCGGCTGGATGGACTGGAAGTCCCTCGCCAAGCAGTTCGAAAAGGCCAAAAAAGCCCAGGCCAAGGGCGACCTTGAGCCGATGCAGGTGTTCTACAACACCCGTTTGGCGAAGGTCTGGGACAGCGCCCAGGAGCAAACCAAGGCCGATACCCTGAAGCACCGGGCACGCCTGGAAAACTTCACCCTCGGCTCGATGCCGGCCGGCGTGCTCATGATCACCGGCGCCGTTGACGTCCAGGCCAACCGCTTGGAGTTTATGGCGATGGGGTGGGGCGTCGGCATGGAGCGCTGGGTCATTGACTACCAGATCGTCTCGGGCGACCCGGCAGATGATCGCACCTGGGCGGCGCTGGACGAATTGCTCAAGGCCAAGTACCGGCATCCGTGCGGAGTTGGCCTTGGCATTCTGGCAACGGCTGTCGACTCCGGCGGTCATCACACCGACGAGGTCTATCAATTCTGCCGCGTGCGCCGCTGGCGAAACGTGTTCGCCATCAAGGGCGCGAGCAAGCCGGGCAAGCCGGTGATTGCCCAGCGGCCATCCATGGTGGATGTGACTTGGAAAGGCCAGACCGAACGCAACGGCGCCGAACTGTGGTTTGTCGGTACCGACACGGCGAAAGACTGGATCTACAACCGCTACCCATTCGAGTCCGGCCCGGGCGCGTTGCACTTTGCCAGTGACCTGCCGGACGACTTCTTCGCGCAGTGCGTGGCTGAACGTAAGGTCGCCCGTTATGTGCGGGGTCACAAGCGCATTGAATGGGTCAAGGGCAAGGCCGAGCGCAACGAAGCCCTCGACCTGATGGTGTACTGCCTTGCCATGGCGCATTACCTGGGCATCAACCGCTACAAGGAGCACGACTGGGAGCGGGTCCGCCAGGCCCTGGCGCAGTCTGGGTTGTTCGATGACGCGCTGGGGATCAAGCACGTGCAGGGCGAACGAGTCACTCAGCCTGTCCCGGCGACCATGCCACAACCAGCACCACAACCTGTCGCTCAAGCGGCTCAACCACGACCCGCTGCACCACCCCCTCAACGCCGCAGCTCCACTAGCGGCTATCTGAAGAGACGCTGATATGTCCTTTACACAGAAGCACCTCGACGCGGTTGAGGCGGCCATCGCTCGCGGTGAGAAAGTCGTGCGCTACACCGACCGCACCGTGGAGTACCGCACCGTCGACGAGCTGATCAAGGCTCGCGACGAGATCCGCACCTCCCTGGTTAACTCGGCCGGGCCGCGCTCCCGCGTGGTCCGGCTTTATCACGGAGGCAAAGGAGTCTGATGGCCCGACATTATCCGACGCTCAGCCGTAGCGGATTCTTGTTGCCGTCGAACATCAAGGCCAGTTACGAAGGCGCCGGAGAGGGTCGCCGATCCACTGGCTGGGATGCGCCCGACAACGGAATCAACAGCATCAACACACCGGCGCTGCGCAACCTGCGCGGCCGGTCACGGGCGGCGGTGCGCAATGACCCGTATGCCTTCAACGTCATCGACAAACGCGTCAGCAACCTGATCGGCACGGGCATCACGCCCAGGCCGAACACCGAAGACAACGCGCTTCGCAAGCTGCTGCAGCTGCTATGGGATGACTGGGTGGACGAGTCGGACGCCGATGAGCACACCGACTTCTATGGGCAGCAGGCGCTGGTCGCTCGCACCGTCGAGACTTCCGGTGAATGCTTTGTCCGCTTACGACCACGCCGCCTGGACGAGGGGCTGGCGGTGCCGCTTCAGGTGCAGATTCTCGCGCCGGAGTTCGTGCCCCACGACAAATTCGAGACCACGCGCACCGGCAACGCCATTCGTGCTGGCATCGAGTTCAATCCGGATGGCAAGCGGGTGGCCTACTGGATGTACCTGTCGCACCCCCGCGACGGCGTCTCGCTGAGCGCTGGTTACAACCAGTTGGTACGGGTGCCGGCATCGCAGGTGCTGCACATCTTCGAACCGGTGGAACCGGGGCAATTGCGCGGCGTCCCGCGTCTGTCTCCTGTACTGAAACGCCTGCGTAGCCTGGATAACTATGACGACGCAGTGCTGTTCCGGCAGGAGGTTGCAAACCTGTTCGCCGGATTCATCAGCCGCCCGGCACCGGACTCTGGCCCCGTGCCTAGGGATCCCGTCACCGGTGAGCCGCTGAGCTTCGACCGTGACGGCTTTACGCCCATGGTCGCGCTGGAACCCGGCACCATGCAGGAGCTGGGGCCTGGTGAAGAGGTTGAGTTCTCCAAGCCGCCGGATGCCGGGAACAACTATCCCGACTTCATGCGTCAGCAATTGATGGCAGCAGCAGCTGGTACTGGTACGCCATACGAGATCCTGACCGGTGACATGCGCGAAGTGAATGACCGGGCGTTGCGAGTCGTGTTGAACGAGTTCCGGCGCCGTCTGGAACAACTGCAATTCGGTGTATATGTGCATCAGCTCTGCCGCCCGATCCGTGCCGCCTGGATGGACATGGCGTTCCTGTCCGGTGCCTTGGTGTTGGACGACTACGCCAAACGGCGCCGCGAATACCTGCGCACACGCTGGGTGCCGCAAGGCTGGGCCTACATCCAGCCCGTCCAGGACGTGCAGGCTCGCCGGATGGAAGTGCAAGCCGGCTTCGCCTCACGCAGCGAAATGGTCACCCGTACCGGTTATGACGCCGAAACTGTCGATGCAGAAAACGCAGCCGACAACGCCAGAGCCCAGGCGCTGGGCCTCAACTACAACACGCACGAAGCCGTCGAGGTTACTGACGACAAGGAGCAATCATGAGCAAACCAGCGCTTCCGCGCATTTACAACAGAGCCGGCCAGCGAGTGAAAGTCCAGGACAAGACCTGGTACGCCATGCAGGAGAGCGGCGAAGCCGAGGAGCGGGTTATCGAGGTGTTCGTCTACGGCGAGATCGGCACCTGGGGCATCACGGCGAATCAGTTCGTGCAGGACCTGCGCGCCATGGATGACGGCGTATCGCCGGTGATTGCCGCATTCAATAGCATCGGCGGCGATTTGTTCGATGGTCTGGCGATGCACAACGCGTTGTCCCGCCTGGGCGAGCGTTGCACCGGCCGTGTCGATGCCCTGGCAGCCAGCGCGGCCAGCGTTGCGGTCTGTGGTGCGCACCGAGTGGTCATCGCCTCCAACGCGATGCTGATGATCCACAACCCATGGACCTACGCGGCAGGGGACGCCGAAGACTTCCGGAAAGTGGCCGACGTCCTGGATCAAACCATGGAGGCCATTATCGCGGCCTACAAGGCCAAGGCGCCGGACATCGACGAAGCCGAGCTTCGGCGCCTGGTGGCGGCTGAAACCTGGCTGACTGCCAACGAAGCGGTGGCCCTCGGGCTGGCCGATGAGGTTGGCGACGGGGTGAAGGTCAAAGCGTGTCTGGGGCAGGGCGCCGTGCTGCAGCGTTACCAGCATGCCCCGGCTGAATTGCTTGCCCAACTGGATGAGCCACCTGAACCGGATATCGAGCTGGAGCCTGAACCTACTGATCCGCCCCAGGATCCTCCTGTGGCGAACTCGGCCAAGCTGGCTCTGATGATCACCCAGCGTTGTACGGCGGATGGCATCAGCAACCTGATTGAGCCGCTGCTCAACTCGACCAAGCTGGAAAGCGAGGCCATCGTCCTGGCAGGCTTGGCCCGTGCCAAAGCCGTAAACGATCTCTGCGTTGCCGCACGACTGCCTGAGTTCAGCGCCGAGTACGTCGCGGCCGGTTTGGATGCCGCCTCGGTTCGAGCGCGTCTGTTCGACAAGTTGGTGGGCAGTGGCAAAGGCTTCGAGATCGACAACAGCCTACCACTCAACGCGGACCCGGCCCCGAAGGTCCAGGCCAAACAACCCGACCCCACCTCTATCTGGGCAGCCCGTCAGGCGGCGCAGTCAGGTAGCGCTAATACCTCGAAAGGAGCAAGACCATGACCATCAAACTGGAACCGATGCACGCCGGTGAATTCCTCCTGTCCGAGGGTGCCGGGAACATCTCGCGTGAAGCGATCAACGTCGCGGCAGGCCCAGCCTTGAATCCAGGGCAAGTACTCGGGCTGATCACTGCCACCGGCGAGTTCGCCCCTTACGACCCGACAGCCGAAGACGGCACGCAAACCGCCGTGGCGATCCTCTTCGGTCCGCTTGGTGAATCCGACGTGGTACGTCGAGCCCGTGCCGTAGTGCGTCTGGCGGAGGTGAGCGAAATCCATCTGACTGGCCTCGACCCGGATGCCGAAAAAGCCCTGGCCGCGCATTTCTTGATCGTCCGCTGAGTCGATTCCCCTTGTTTCCAAGCCCGCTCAGAGCGGGTTTTTTCATTTCTGGAGTGTACCCATGGCCGATATCGCCATTTTTGACGACGAAGCGTTTGCCGTACCAGCGCTCACCGCCGCAATCAACGAACAACCCTATCTGCCGGGCCGCATCAGCAGCCTCGGTCTGTTTCAAGAAGAGGGCGTTGCTACCCTGACAGTGCAAATCGAGAAGGATGGCGACACCCTGGCCCTGGTGCCTGCGGGTGAGCGCGGTACTTCGGGTCTGGTGGTCGGTGCTAGCAAACGCAAGATGATTCCTTTCAACACTGTGCACCTGCCTGAACGCTTCACCATCAAGGCCGACGAGATTCAGGGCATTCGAGCGTTCGGCACCCGCACTGAGTTGCAAGCAGTACAGGACGTGGTGAACACCCGACTGGCAAAAGCACGCCGGCAGTTGGACGCTACACACGAATTCCAGCGCATGGGCGCGCTCAACGGCTTGGTTCTGGATGCCGACGGTTCGACACCTCTGTTGGACCTGTACGCCGCCTTCGGAGTGTCCCGACAAAAACTGTCCATGGGGTTGAACGACCCAAGCACCGAACTGCGCGTTAAGTGCGGGGAGGCGCTGGACATGCAGGAGGACGCGCTGGGCAGCGTCACCAGCACCGGCTCCCGCGCCTTCTGTGGCAAGAATTTCTGGAACAAGCTGATCGTTCACAAGTCGGTCAAGGAAACCTACATCGCCACTCAGCAAGCGGCGGCATTGCGCGGTGACGCTCGGGAGAGTTTCGAGTTCGGTGGCATCGTCTGGGAGCGCTACCGTGGCAAGGTGGCCGGTGTGGCCTTCGTCCACGACGACAAGGCGCTGCTGGTGCCTGAAGGCGTGCCGGACCTGTACATCTCGGTGTTCGCACCGGCTGACTACATGGAAACGGTCAATACCCAGGGTATTCCGTACTACAGCAAGCTGGAGCCGTTGGCGTTCAACAAGGGGGTGGCCGGCGAAGCGCAATCCAACCCGCTGCACCTGTGCACACGGCCCCGTGCGCAGATCCTGCTGGAACTCTGATCGTGAGTTTTCGCGAGCTGGTCGGTGACCTGGACAACACGGTATTCGATGTCCTCGGCGACCTGGTGCTGATCGAGGGCCGACCAGTCCTGGGCATGTTCTCCGCTCCTTGGTTGCAACCCAAACTTGGCCGGATTAACACCGGCCTTCGCGAGCCGCACCTGGTCATTCGGGTAGCCGACGCCGAGGGCGTCAGCGAGCGGCAGCAGGTCGTGGTTGATCTGCCGGTGCATGACGGTGGCGGAAATTACATCATCGTCAGGCCGGAACCGGGAGGCGATGGTCTGGTGACGTTGGTATTGAGGAAATCACCATGAGCGTCGGCAGTTACTTCAAGCAATCAGCCAGCAGCGGGATGATTACGCTGCAGGCGGATCGATCTGATTTAAAGGCGTTCGCCGATTTCGCGGCGTTGGTCCCCAAAGCTGCCATTGCAGCCCAGCGTCGGGCGATCAACAAAACCTTGCGATGGTTGCGCACACACATTGCTCGCACCGTCAGCCGACAGGAACGCATTGCGGTCTCTGCCGTGCGGCAGCGCCTGCGGGCCTACCCGCTCACAGGCAATGGTCAAGGCAAGCTCTGGTTCGGTATCAACGCAATTGAGGCCAGCCGGGCGGGGCGACCTCGGCAATCGCGGTCGGGTGTGTCGGTGGCGGGACGCCGATATCAGGGGGCGTTTTTCAAAAAGGTCTACGGCGGTCGAGCAGATATCTGGATTCGCACGGCGAGCAAGCACTTCAAGGCCAGTGATTACCCCGACAGTGAATTGTCCAGCGGAACAGGGCCTAGCTCGGGCTGGATTGCAGAGAATGGCAGCCGCTACCCTCTGGCCAAAGCCAAGATTTCACTGGAGGACGTGCGGCCACACTTCGAATCGTGGACCAATCGCGCTCACCAGCGCCTGCTTGAGATCCTGGAGCAGGAACTGAACTTTGAACTGCAGAAGTATCTGCGAGGATCTGCCCGTGTCTGATTTCAGTCTTGAGCTTTTGTATCAGGCCGTTGAGGCTCACATCGATCAAGCGATCCCAGGATTGGCCTGCGTGCGGACCATGCCCTATATGGCCGATCACATCGACTTGCCTGCTGCGGTGATCGAGTTGGTCGAGCTGGAGCCCGGCCGAGATCCCGGAACAGGGGAGACGGCGCTGGTTGCGCGTTTGGAGGTGCGCTTCATCGTTGGCGGTGAGGATGCCGAGTGCCAGCAGAAAGCGGCATTCGCCGCCTCACAAATGGCCGTGCTGTTGCGTATCCAGACATGGGGGCTGGAGGTTGAGCCCGCCGAGTTTGTTCGGGCCGCCCAAGACTGGACTCGCCCCGAGTTGGATGGTTACGCGGTCTGGGTCGTTGAATGGACACAAACTATTTACCTCGGTGAAGAGGAGTGGCCGTGGCCGAATCAGCCCCCGGGTACCTTGCTCTGGGGCTTCAGCCCTGACACTGGCTCTGGTAGCGAAGGCAGCTATCAGCCCCCGGAGGATATGGCATGAGCTACCCCAGCGCGCAGCATGACCGCATGCTGGCGGGCCTGGTCAAGGATTGTTATGTGGTTGCGCTGGATCTGACCGCTTCGCCGCCCGCATGTCGTGTGTCGGATGGGGACTGGGTCAGTGCCTGGGTGCGTTGGCACAGCATCGCAGCCGGCAAAGCCCGTCATTGGCGAGCGCCCAGCATGGGCGAGCAGGGAACTCTGGTCAGTGCCAGCGGGGAAGTGGCGCAAGGCACATTTATTCCCGGTCTGTATGGCAATGCTGGGGCACCGCCGGACAACCGCGACCATGTCGAGGTATGGCGTTTCGATGATGGTGGCTCGCTGGTCTACGACTGGCAGGCCAGCACCTACACCATCACCGTGCCAAGCGGTACCGTGACCGTCAAAGTCGGCGGAACCGAAGTGGTCGTTACCGACAGTGCGATCAACGCCACTGCAGGCGATATCACCCTGACCGGCAATGTGCAGATCAACGGCCCATTACAGGTGACGGGTGATATCCACGGCGGCGGAAGCATCATCGACACCACCGGCAACACGCCGAACCACAAACACTGATTCCGACATTTATCCACAGCCCGCCGCGTGCGGGCTTTTGTGTTTCTGGAGTGAACCTTATGAGCAAACCACGAACAGGGACGGACCGGGCCGCTACCGATGTGAACCCGCTTCAGCCCGCACATACCGAGTCGCCCGCAACCATCGGGCCGGCGCGGGTGTTTCGCGACACCCTGTACACCTCTCGCACGTTGATCATGCCAGACGGCCGTACCGTGCCGGTCATCGCTGGTCAGGTCACAGCCTGCGGCGATGATCAATATGCCTTTCTCAAGGCGCACCCGGATATGCAACAGCTGACGGAGTAATTCCATGATCGGAGTGGACCGTCGCACAGGGCAGCCGCTGTCCGGCCAGGCGCATTTGCGGCAGTCCATTGAGGACATTCTGAGCACGCCTGTCGGTAGCCGCCGCATGCGGCCAGAGTACGGCAGCCAAATGCGTCGCTATGTCGACCTGCCAGTTAACGAGGGCTGGAAGAGCGCTGTTCAGGCCGAGGTCGCTCGTGCCCTGGGGCGTTGGGAGCCCCGTTTGAAGCTTGAGCGTGTCCGGGTCATTGCAGTGGTTGATGGACAAATCACCTTGCAACTGACGGGCTCATACATTGGCGATGGCGTAGTGCTGGAGGTGAACGCATGAGCACTGTCGACCTTTCGGCGTTGCCGGCCCCACAGGTGCTGGAGAGTCTGGATTTTGAAGAGCTTTATCAGGGCGAGCTGGCAACGTTCCGCGAGTACATGGGCGATAACTGGACCGCTTTTCTTGAAAGCGATCCGGTAACCAAGCTGCTGGAGTTGGGTGCTTATCGACGCATGCAGAATCGGGCGAGGGTTAACGACGCAGCCAAGGCACTGTTTCTGGCTCATGCCACGGGTGCCGACCTGGTGCAGCTGGCCGCCAACGTGAACCTTGAGCGCCTGGTCATTCAGGCTGAGGACTTGACCGCCGTGCCGCCAGTGGCGGCGGTGCTGGAAAGCTACGACGCACTGCGCGAGCGTATCCAGTTGAGGTACGAAGGGCTGACCACTGCCGGGCCTCGGAACAGTTACATCCTGCATGCCCGTAACGCCTCGGGCCTGGTGGCAGACGCCACGGCCGAAAGCCCGGCACCGGCTGAGGTTGTCGTGACGGTGCTGTCCCTGGAGGGCGACGGTACCGCTAGCCCCGAGCTGTTGGCCGAAGTGGACACTTATCTCAACGATGAAGATCGGCGGCCTGTTGCTGATCGGTTGACTGTGCAGGGCGCTGAAATCCTGCCCTATCGAATCGATGCGGTGGTGTATATGGCCGGCACAGGCCCGGAAAACGAGGCAGCGCTTGCCGAATGCAACGCGCGATTACAGGCCTGGATCAATCCCCGGCGCCGCTTAGGCGTTGAGGTAGCCCGTTCGGCAATTGATGCACAGGTCCACGTCAGCGGCGTTGCCCGGGTCGAGATCCCTGGATGGGTAGACATCCGCCCAACCAAGGCTCAAGCGGCGTGGTGCTCGGGCTTCACCGTAACGCGGGGTGGAAAATGAAAAGTCTGCTTCCCCTCAACAGTACCCAGCTTGAGCGTGCAATTGAGGCGGCTATCGACGAAACAACAGAGATACCACTCAGAACCTTATACAACCCGGACACCTGCCCGGCGCACCTGCTTTACCAATTGGCTTGGGCCTGGTCCGTGGACCGCTGGGATGAGTCCTGGCCCGAGGAGGTCAAGCGCTCAGTGATCCGCTCTTCGTTCTATGTCCACGCCCATAAGGGAACCATCGGGGCCCTTCGCCGGGTGGTGGAGCCGTTCGGCTATCTCATTGAGGTAGTCGAATGGTTCCGGACCGAGCCCAAAGGCGTGCCTGGAACGTTTGCCTTGAAGATCGGTGTTTCCGATGAAGGCATCAGTGAAGAGACCTATCAGGAACTGACTTGGCTGATTGATGACGCCAGGCCGGTCAGCCGCCACATGACCGGATTGGCGATCAGCCTCGAAACCCGAGGGAATTTGAACATAGGTGTTGTCCTGTACGAGGGCGACGAAATCGACGTTTACCCGCCGGTCATGCGTGACATTGAAGTCACCGGATCCTTCGGCGTGGTAGGCCGCGAACACACCATAGACATCTTGGACGTTTACCAATGATTGATCAGACCTCGCAATTTTTTGCGATTCTCACGAACGTGGGAGCGGCGAAACAGGCGAATGCCGATGCCCTTGGCGTTCCCTGGAGAATTACTGAAATGGGCGTGGGGGACGCCAACGACACCGACCCGGTTCCAAGTGCGGCCCAAACGTCGTTGATCAACGAATGGCGGCGGCGACCGCTGAATCAGCTTTTCATTGACCCGGTCAACCCGGCGGTGATTGTCGCCGAGCAAGTGATTCCGGCCGATGAGGGTGGATACTGGATTCGTGAAATCGGCCTGTACGACGCTGACGGAGACCTGGTGGCAGTCGCGAACTGCCCACCGAGTTTTAAGCCCATCATGTCGCAAGGCTCGGGCCGGACCCAGGTCGTGCGGATGAACTTCATTGTCAGCAGCACGGGTAACATCACGCTGAAGATTGACCCGTCGGTGGTGTTGGCAACACGGGAATACGTCGAGCGGCGGATTCTTGAAGAGCTGTACAAGCTCGACAACAAGCAGTCGGTGCGCGCAGCAACTACGGTCAACATTGCGTTGACTGGGCTTCAGACCATCGACGGCGTTAGCCTGCTCGCAGGCGACCGGGTGTTGGTAAAGAACCAAACGGCCTCAAAGGACAACGGCATCTACATTGTCGGCGTAGCGGCATGGCAGCGTGCGCCGGATGCTGATAGCAGTGCTGAGGTGACCTCGGCGCTGATCCTGTCAGTCGAGCAAGGCGCTACGCTGGCCGACACCCGCTGGCAGTTGGTAACGGATGGAGCAATTGTCCTGGGCACCACGTCGCTGGCTTTCCAGAACATTACTCAAGGGTTTGCCACGATTAATTCCCCTGTCTTTCAGGGAAATCCAACGGCGCCTACACCAGCCGTTACTGACAACGATACCTCTGTCGCTACGACTGCCTTTGTACGAAACGTCCTGGCCCGCTATGGTCTGGCCGGTTATGGCTATGTGTGGAACGGCAATATCGACCAGATTACCGAAACGGGGGTGTACACCTTTAGCGATGGTTCTTCCGGCACTCGCCCCAAGAACCCCGCAACCGGTGCTGATATCCCGAGGGGCGTGCTCTTTCATATGGAGCGAGATATTACATTATCGGCGCTTCAGATATGGGAGTCGGTCAACGCTGGCGTTGCTCTGACGTTCAAGCGCTCTCGTTTAAGTAACGGCGTATGGACCGCTTGGGCGCAGCTGTGGGACGGGCTCAATACCCCCAAGCAAGCCGACCCCTTGGACGTGAGCCCGGGTGCGATGCTGACTGTCGGTTCGTTCGGGTGGGGGGCGGCTGCGGTTAGCTACACAGGAGATATCGATGCGATTGCTGTAAGTGGCCTGTACATGATCAGTGCCGCGACGACAGGTACGAAGCCGGAGTATCCATCGCAGCAAGGAGTAGGGGTGATACCCAATGGCACAATCCTGCACATGGAGCGTGGTAGCAGCAAAATGGCAACGCAGCTCTGGGATTCCCTGGTCAACAGCATCAACCCCGTAACTTGCATTCGCACCAAAAACGCAAACGGCGTTTGGTCTCAGTGGCAGATCATTGTCTTGGACGGGCATTTGCCCTTCCGGGGCACCCTGGCTTACAAGGCTGCCGGCGTGTTTACCTGGACTGTGCCTGTTGGAGTGAAAAAGGCTTGGGTCACCGTTATTGGTGGAGGAGGCGGCGGCGGGCGTTCGGGGGTATCCGGAATAGGCTCAGGTGGCGGTGGGGGCGGGGGCGTCTCGCAAAGGCTCGTTGATCTCTCGACTGTTTCCAGCGTGACGGTGACCGTAGGCGCTGGTGGCGCTGGCGCTAGCGTGGAGGGAGCGGCGGGTGAAACCGGTGGAACGTCGTCCTTTGGGGCCTTTCTATCTGCAACCGGCGGGATCGGCGGTCTAGGTAGCTCGTCGGCTGGTTTAGCGAGTGGGCCTGGTGGCGGCGGGGGCGGCACTGGAGGGGATTTCAACACGTCTCTTGGCGTTGGGCATGTCAGCTATGGAGCTGTCGGTGGGTCAGGTGGCGGTCCTGGTGGACGATGCACGCAAGGGCCATATCCTGGTAACGGGGGTATGGGGCCTGGTGGGGGCGGGTCGGGCGCACTCTTCGGGTATAACGGCGGCCCAGGTGCCGCCGGCAATGTAATCATTCAGTGGTGATCAGTATGTGGGCAAGAATCGAAAACGCACAGGTAGTCGAAATTACTGATGTTGATCCAACTGAGCGATTCCATCCTGACCTTCTATGGCAAGCCTGCCCTATGGATACCCGGCCTGGTTGGACTTTAGAGGAGGGTGAATTTCTTCCCCCGCCTGACATCCCTACGTCCGAACAGGCCGACGCTGAGCGGGTTTGGCGCAACACAGAGCTGCAATCCACAGAGTGGCTGGTCACTCGCCATCGCGATGAGCAGGATCTGACTCAAGACACCACGCTGACAACGGAGCAGTTCGCCGAACTGCAGGGGTATCGGCAGTCTCTTCGGGACTGGCCTCAGTCCGAGCATTTCCCAGAGAGCCAGTATCGACCCGTAGCGCCGCCCTGGATCGCCGAACAAATCCAATAAACGCCCCGCACTGACGGGGCGTTTTTTTTCCGCGTCACCCACTCAAGGCCTCGCATCGCGGGGCCTTTTCGTATCTGGAGAATTTATGAGCTTCTTTCATGGCGTGACCGTCACGAACGTCGATACCGGCGCTCGTGTCATTGCGTTGCCGTCGTCCTCGATCATTGGCCTGGTTGACACTTTTGTGCCCGCGCCAGCCTACAGCGCCCAGCCCAATGACCTGGTGATGATTACCAACGAGCGCGAAGCGGTGGCCGCCTTCGGGCCTGACTCGGCAATGACCAAAGCCTGCAAAGCCATCTACACCCGGGCCAAGGCGGTGATTGTTGCCTGTGGTGTGGCCCAGTTGGCCGATCCTGCTGAACAGACCTCGGCAATCATCGGTGGTGTGCAGGCCAACGGTAAGCGCACCGGTCTGCAAGCGCTGCTGGACGGCAAGAGTCGGTTCAATGCTCAGCCGCGGCTGTTGGTGACTCCCAAGCACAGCGCGACACTGGCCGTCGGTACCGCACTGGTCGCGCTGGCCGACAAGTTGCGAGGGCTCGCCATCCTCGACGGTCCGAACACCACCGATGAGGCGGCGATGGCCTACGCTGAGAACTTCGGCGCCAAGCGGGCGTACCTGGCTGATCCGGGTGTGCAGTATTGGGACACGACAGCGGACGCCACGGTCGACGCGCCGGGCTCTGCCTGGGTCGCTGGTTTGTTTGCCTGGACCGACAGCGAATACGGCTTCTGGGCGTCGCCTTCGAACAAGGAGTTTGTTGGCATCACTGGTACCACACGGCCCATTGAGTTTCTGGACGGCGACGAAACCTGCCGGGCCAACCTGCTCAACAACGCAAACATCGCCACGATTATCCGTGATGACGGTTTCCGCCTGTGGGGTAACCGCACGCTGTCGAGCGATCCGAAGTGGGCGTTCGTTACCCGCGTTCGGACGATGGACATCGTCATGGACGCGATCCTCTACGGTCACAAATGGGCGGTCGACCGTTCCATCACCGCGACTTACATCAAGGACGTGACCGAAGGTCTGCAAGCCTTCATGCGCGACCTGAAAGCCCAAGGCGCAATCATCAACTTCGAGGTATTCGCCGACCCGGAGCTGAACACGGCCAGCCAGCTGGAGCAGGGCAAGGTGTACTGGAACATCCGCTTCACCGACGTTCCACCAGCAGAAAACCCCAACTTCCGCGTAGAGGTCACCAACCAATGGCTGACCGAAGTCCTCGACACCGCCGCTTAAGGAGCGACCTCAATGGCAATGATTCCCGAAACCCTGGCGAACATGAACTTGTTCGCCGACGGTGTCAGTTTCCAGGGCGACGTCCCAAGCCTGACGCTCCCCAAACTCACGCTCAAGATGGAAGAGCATCGCGGCGGCGGCATGGACGCGCCGGTCGAGCTGGACATGGGCATGGAAAAACAGGAGGCGAACTTCACCACCACGGGCGTACGCCGTGAGTCGTTGAAGTTCTTCGGCTTGGCCGACGGCACGGCCTTTAACGGTACGTTCCGGGGGGCCTACAAAGGGCTCAAAGGCAAAATCACGCCGGTCATCGTCACCCTGCGCGGCACGTTGAAAGAGGTCGACATGGGCGACTGGAAGCCGGGCGATAAAGCCGAGATCAAGCATGCCGTCGGGCTGACCTACTACAAGCTCGAAGTGGACGGCCGAACCGTCTACGAGATCGACCCCATCGGCATGCGCCGCCTCATTAATGGCGTTGATCAACTGGCCGCCCAGCGTTCTGCATTGGGCCTCTAACTCTTCTTGATACCCGCCTGGCGAGTCGCCCGGGCGGCGTTTCCTCTTTTTAAGGACACACCTCTATGAGCAGTACCGCAATTCCAAGCTGGATGACCCTGGCCGCTGACCGCGTCACCGTGAAACTGACTGTGCCCTCTGAAGCCAACGGCGTGCGTGTCGATACGCTGAGCCTCCGAACACCGACCGTGCGTGACCTTCGTATCGCCCGCCAAACAGCGCCCAATGATGAAGAACAACAGGATTTGAATTTGTTCGCCTCTCTGGCTGAAGTCGGAACCAAGGATCTGGATGCCTTGACGCTGAGGGACTTCAACCGCATACAGGCCGGCTATTTTCGCCTGGTGCGAGAAGATGAACTTCAGCCCGAAAGTGCAGAAGCAACTCGCTAAGCGTTTAGCCGCTGAGCTGAACTTTTCCGCAGCAGAGATCCAGACCATGCCGTTCTCCGACATGGTCTGGTGGCTCTCAGACTGAAACAAGGGATAGACGATGGCAAACAAGCTGGCGTTATCGCTGGTGATTGGCGGCGCCATCAGTTCGACGATGGGGTCGGCCTTTCGAACAGTCGAAGGTCACATCAAAAAGCTGGAGGACAAAGGCAACAAGGCCAAGGTGCTCAAGAGCACCATCAGCGAAACCATCCGCCTGCGCGATGAATGGAAGCGGGCGCACGACAGCGGCGCTGCTTCGGCCGATGGCCTGTTGCGCAAACTCAACGGCAACCTTGATTCCCTGCGCAAGCAGGGCGTGGAGGTAGGCAGGCTGGGGCAGGAGTACCAGCGCCTCGGCCGCGCAGCCAAAGCCGCCGATCTGCAGCTCAAGGGACACCAGCAGCTCGATGCCGGCAAGAAAGGACTCACGTCGAGCATTGGTCAGGGTGTTGTAGCTACAGGCCTGGCGGCGATTCCGACCAAGGTTAGCGCGGATTATCAGGCGATCATCCGTGACATCGCGATCAAGGCGGATGTGGTCAACAAGCCGCAAGAAACACAGCTTAGCCAGACGGTGATCCAGACCTCCCGCGATACGGGTATGGCCCGTAACGACGTGGCGGACCTGGTGAATCAGCTGGTCGGTGCAGGTATGGACCTTAAGCAGGCCATGGCCTACGCACCGACGGCCGCGAAGTTTGCCATCGGCCAGGGCGCATCCGGCGTCGACACGGCCAGCATGATCATGGCGCTTCAGCAGAACGCCAAGATCAACGACCCGAAGGTGATGCAGCAGGCCCTGGAGGCCATCGCCTATCAGGGACAGGCGGGGAGCTTCGAGGCCAGCGACATGGCCCGGTGGTTCCCTCAACTGTTGGCGAGCATGGAGAAAAACGGCAGCACCGGCATGGAAGCGGTCAGCTCCTTGGGCGCGATGCTCCAGGTGCAGATGAAAACGGCCGGGGGCTCGGACGAAGCGGCCAACAACCTCAAGAACTGGATGGAAAAAATCGGTTCGGGCGACGTGGTCAAGGCGTACAAGGACGCCGGTATCGACTATCAAGCCTCCTTGAACACTGGCATCCAGAAGGGCATGTCGACCCTGGAATCCAGCTTCGCCCTGGCGATGAAATACATCCAGGCCACCGACCCGGCGAAGGCCGCGAAGATGGCCGAGGCCCAGGCCAAGATCAGCAAGGAAACGGATCCGGAAAAGGCCAAGGCGGCGCTCGATGCGCTGGAGAAATCCCTGCGTACCGGTGACCTGTTCGCCGACATGCAGGTCAAGGCGGCGCTCACGGCCTACTCGCAAAACAAGTCGCTGTACGAGCAGTTGAAAAAGGATTCTCAGTCCTCTGGCGGGATCCTCGATAAGAACCTGGCCGAGCGGCGCGAGACGTCGAAACAGATGTGGGACGAGCTGGGTCAGGCGGTGAGTGATGGCATGCGCAGTGTGGGGGATGCTATCCGCCCGGCGACTGATGCGGTCGCCCAGGGCCTGACTTCCATTGTGCGTGGGCTGACCAAGCTTTCGGATGGCTCGCAACCGGTGGTGCTTGGCATTGCCGGCATTACCGCCGGACTGATAGCGCTCAAGACCGCCGCCAGTGCGGTCAAGATCGGCAGGGGTTTGTACAACATCAGTCGCGGTCGGGCGATGGAACGAGGTGCGGGCGCCCTGGGGGATGCCGTCGCCAAGGCTCCTAAAACCGGTATCAAGACGGTGGATAAGGGGTTGGGAGTTCTCGGAAAGCTGATGGGGGCTGGCAACGATCCTGCAGTAGGGAGCAGCAACGAGCCGCAACGTGTGTTTGTCGTCAACGCTGATGCAATAGGCCGGGCTGGTTCTGGTCCAGGTGCAGATCCTGGCGGCGGTTCCGGCAGGCGTCAGCGTGGCCGACGAGGTCGGCGTACCGGTATTGGGACCACCCCGCGTCGGCGATTAACCGCCCGGGTGCCCAGTCCTCCGGCCGTGTCACCCCCTGCCGCTGTGTCTGTCATGCCAAAGGTGGGGCTGTTGGCTGCTGCGCCTATGGCTGCTGCTGCGGAGGCAGCGTCCGGTGGCTCGCTCGGCCGTGCGGTTCAGTCGATCAGGGGCGTCACCCGAGCCACCAAACGTATCCCCGGCGGTAACGTACTTGATGCAGGGGTGGGGGTCTTGGATACCGCGCTCAACGCCACGACTCAAGACGAAAAAGCCGAGGGTTATGGCGGTGCCGCTGGTGGTTTGGCGGGCGCACTGGCCGGCGGCGCAGCAGGTGCCGCTATTGGTTCGGTGGTGCCGGTCATCGGTACTGCAATCGGGGGCTTAATTGGTGCCGCTTTGGGCGGCCTGGGTGGCGAGAGTATTGGCGGCTTCTTGGGTAAGTCTTGGTTTGGCAGTGATGGTAAGGCCGAGGAGGCCAAGCCTCCCGAAGTTGCCAAACCAGCTGAGCCAACTCCGCCGGTGCCACCCAAGGTTGAGCAGGCTTTCAGCTTTTCGCCGCAAGTGTCCATCACCGTGCAAGGCGATGTAAAAGACCCGGCGCAGTTGGCCCGGGATCTGGAGCCGCATCTGCGCCAGTTGATGGAGTCATTCTCCCGGGACGTGGCCGCCCGCCAAGCGTCGAGTCAGTTGTTCGATTCCCCTCACGTTTAAGGAGGTGCCATGGCCTACATGGAGCAACTGCAATCGGTGTTCAAATCACTGCTTGCAGCGGGGGAGGCTGGCCGTACCAGTCTCGATGGCATGCTGGGCCCGCTCAACGGTGCGATCAGCGATATGACCGGCGCCGCCTCGGAGCTGGAGGGGGTGCCCTTCATTGGGCCGGCCATCGGCGCCAAGGTCCAACGGACCATGCGGGCAATCAACGCGGCACAGTCCGCCGTGGGCCAGGTGGCGGCCAGGTACAACCAAGCCGTGACAGCTGCCGGCCAAGTTCAAGAGCGGCTGGGTTCGCTCAAGGAACAGGCAGGCAAGGCGGGCGCAGCGATTAATCGCATTGCCGGCCAGGTGAGCCCCTCGCTGAGCAACATCATGCCCACAGGTTCATTTGCGCCACAGCTGACGCCTGCGGCCGAGGCGGTGAAGCCGTTCCCGCATCTGCTGATCATGCAGCCCCTGGAGCCGAACGCACAGCCGTACTACTTCAACCTGGATACGGCGGCCTTCGAGGAACTACGTCGGCAGACGTCGTTTCGATGGGCAGGCCAGGAACGTCTAACACGCAGCATCGCCCAGCAGGCGGTCGGCCAGGGAGAGGATAAAATCAGCCTCAAGGGCGCGATTTTTCCGGGCTTCAAAGGTGGGCTCAAACAGCTGGACACCCTGCGCACCATCGGGCGACGTCTGCAGCCGGTGAACCTAACCACCGGCTACGGCGAAGTGCTCGGCACCTGGTGCCTGCTCAACATCGAGGAAGAACAAAGCAACCTGCTCGCGGGTGGCATTCCGCGCAAGCAATCCTTTTCACTGGAGTTTGTGAGCTATGGCGACGACCTGCAGAACGTCTGACGGGGATCTGTTGGACACCGTCTGTCATCACTACTACGGCCATCTGAATGGCACGGTGGAGGCCGTGCTTGCCGCCAATCAAGGCCTGGCCGATGAGCCTCAACCGTTTCGTGCTGGTGTGATTATTCTGCTGCCGGATCTGCCAGCGCAGACGCTGGAGGATATCCAGTTGTGGGATTAACCAGCGTCGTCGCACCTCACAAACCCCGCCCTGTGCGGGGTTTCCTTTTTCTGGAGTAAACCCATGAAGCCGACCTTTCGCATTGTCGCGGACGGCAAGGACATCACCGCACTGATTAACGACAGGTTGTTGGACCTGCGCATATCCGACAAGCAGGGCATGGAGTCGGACGAGTTTGAGTTGCGCATTGATGATCGAGGTCAAGCGGTCGCGTTGCCTACGCGCGGTGCACGCATTGAGGTTTACCTGGGGTATGTCGGGCAGGCGCTGACGCGTTTGGGAAAATACACGGTCGACAAGATCGTGGTGTCCGGGCCACCCGATACCATGAGCATTCAGGGCAAGGCCAGTGACATGCGCGGTAGCGGTAAAACCGTGCGTAGTGGCTCGTGGGAAAACGTGTCGTTGCAACAGATAGTGCGCGACGTGGCTGCGCGCAATGGCTGGCAGCCAGTGTGCCCTGTGCTGACGAAGGTGCCCCGTGTCGATCAGCTCAATGAGTCCGATTACAACTTCATCACTCGCCTGGCCAAGCAGTACGACTGCACGGCCAAACTGGCCGACGGCAAACTGCTAGTGATGCCCCGCCAAGGCGGACAAACCGCGAGCGGCAAAAACCTGAGCCCGGTGGTGCTCCATCGTTCGGACCTGAGTCGGTACCAATTTAGCCTCGGTGATCGCAACGCGCAGAAGGCCGTGCGCACCAAGCATCAAGACAAGAAAAGCGGCGCGCTTAAGGTGGTGGAGCTGGACAACGAGGATCTGCCCGACGGGCTGCCTGCCGTGCATACCGACCGTCATATCTACCCGAACAAATCCGCCGCCGAACAGGCCGCTAAGGCACGGTTGGCTGCGTTCAATCGCAGTACGGCCAACGTTCGGCTGGAAATGGACGGCCGAGCTGATGTGTTTGCCGAGCGAACAATCATCGTCCAGGGCATCAAGCCCGGGCTCGACGGTGAGTATCTGGCGGATGCCGTTGAACAGCTGTTTACCCCCAGTGGCTGGACCACTGTCGTCGAATGCAACGGCGGCAAGAAGGGCAAGGCCAATGCCAATGCCAAGGGTAAGAAAAAGAAGAAGGAAGCCAAGCCGGTCAAGGTAGTCCAGTTGTAGACGTACCCAGCGTGACCATCAAAAACAACCGCAACCCGCCATCGAGCGGGCTTTTTTTGGAGTCCCTATGTCACTCACCGAGCAGCAACTACAACGCATCATGCCCAACGCCCGCCGCCAAGCGGGCGTTTTTGTATCGGCGCTGAACGCCGCCATGGCCCACCGACAGATCGATACGCCCAAGCGGCAGGCGGCATTCCTGGCCCAGGTTGGGCATGAGTCCGGCCAACTGCAGTACGTGCGGGAGCTGGGCGGCGATCAATACCTCAGCAAATACGACACCGGTTCGCTGGCTTCGAAACTCGGCAACACCCCCGAGCCCGACGGAGATGGCCAGCGCTATCGCGGTCGCGGCTTGATCCAGGTGACGGGGCGCAACAACTACCTGCGCTGCAGCTTGGCGCTGTTCGGTGACGAGCGCCTGTTGCGTACGCCCGAACTGCTGGAGCTGCCCCAATGGGCGGCAGAGTCGGCTGCATGGTTCTGGTGGGTCAGGGAGTTGAACGTGCTGGCTGATCGGGATGAGTTCGAAACGATCACTCGGAAAATCAACGGTGGTCTTAACGGTCTGCAGGACCGGCTGCTGCTGTGGGAGCGGGCGAGGGCGGTGTTATGCGTCTCGTCGAGCTGATTTCGCCGCAATACCGCGTGGTGGTCGCCGGGCTCCTACTGTGCGCTTTGGTCGCCGCTTCGTCGTCCATCGCCTGGAAGGTTCAAGACTGGCGATACGGTCAGCAGTTGGAAAAACAATCCCGGCTCCACACTGAAACCCTCAACCAGATCACCCTGGCCTCGGCGGCGCTGCAGCGTACCGAGCAGGACAAGCGCCTGGCCCTGGAACAGCGGCTGGCCGCCAATGACCAAACCCACTATCGAGCCCTAACAGATGCCCAACGTGATCAGGATCGCTTGCGTGATCGCCTCGCTACTGCTGATGTCCGGCTGTCAGTCCTACTCGACGCCACCGATACCGCCAACGGCTGTGCGGTGCCAGCCACCGCCGGCACCGGCGGCGTGGTTTATGGAGCCACACGCGCCCGACTTGACCCGGCGCATGCTCAACGAATTATCGGCATCACCGACGCGGGAGATCGGGCAGTGATTGCCCTGCAGGCATGCCAAGGCTATGTAAGGAGTCTAAACTTACAAGGAAGAGAGTAAGTCTATCGTTTTAGGCGCGTATCAAATCGCAGATCGTTCTCATATTTTGGCTTTTTTGAAACTACCGCCAAAATTTCGTGAAGTACTGCTAGCCCTGTGGAAACGATTGACACAATTAGTATGTAAGCAGCCAAGCCGGCATAGTCGCTTCGGTCCAGTATTATGATGTCAGTCGTCAAAGCAAGAACCAAGACTCCTATCATAGCGCCCAGGCCAGTCCTGATGATCGTTATAAAGCTTGTTCCAATTTCTGCTGTTAGATTATGAAAGGCCACGAACCTTTCTTGTATGGTCTCGGAGGTGAATCTCATGCCGTAACGTATAGCAGTCGCTGCCATATACAGATAGATGAGGTAGCCTGCATGGTTTATTAACTCACCAGAGGCGAGTAGTCCGCCGGTTATGCTGTCCAACGCTTTAGGGTTCGTTGCATAAATAGCTACCGGAAGTGCACCGAGTAACGTCGCTATCGCTAGCTCTGAGAGAGCTTTCTTAGCTAGATACTTGAAATCAATTCCCTGCTTTTCTCTCTTCATAAGCTTCAAAAGAATCTATTAAGTTATAGAAAGAAGCGACCGAGTCGAATGCGCCAACATTCGACCCGGTCGCCGTCCCTGCAGAACATCCCTGCAAGTCCGGCCAAGGCTTCTGCTCCGTGCACAAAGCGCGGCGAGCCTAGCACCTGTTTATCCATACAGTAAAGGTCTTGCTTTCAATGAGTTCACCCATCATTCCTTGGATGGGCGGCAAGCGCCGCCTAGCCGACCGCCTCATTCCGCTTTTTCCGCCTCACGAATGCTATGTCGAAGTCTTTGCCGGCGGTGCCGCGCTTTACTTCATGCGACCCCAGGCCGCCCCGGTTGAAGTCCTGAATGACATCAACGGCGACCTGGTGACGCTCTATCGCGTCGTGCAGAACCACCTGGAAGAGTTCGTGCGCCAGTTCAAATGGGCGCTTAGCTCGCGCCAGGTATTCGAGTGGCAGAAAATGACCCGTCCTGAAACCCTCACCGACATCCAGCGCGCCGCCCGATTCTTCTACCTGCAGCACCATGCCTTCGCCGGCAAGGTCACCGGGCAGACGTTCGGCACCGCGACCACTGGCCCGGCCATCAACCTGCTGCGGATCGAGGAAAACCTCTCGGCCGCATGGCAGCGACTGTCCGGCACCTACGTCGAAAACCTCCCTTGGCTTGACTGTGCTGAGCGCTACGACCGCGCTCATACGTTCCATTACATGGATCCGCCGTACTGGCAGACCGCTGGATATGGCGTGGATTTCCCGTTCGAGAATTACGAGCGGATGGCTGAGTTTATGCGCCGTTGCAAGGGCAAGGTAATGGTCAGCATCAACGATCATCCGGACATCCGGCGTGCGTTCGAAGGCTTTCACTTCGAGATGCTGGACATCCGGTACAGCAACACGAACCAGCGTCAGGGCAAGGCTGAGGTCAGTGGTGAACTGGTGATCATGAACTGGGAGCCGGCGGCGTTGGGAGGGCTGTTTTGATGATTGTCGCGCTCGATCTGATCCGCTTGCTATGTGATTACGCCGGAGCGTTACTGTGGTCACACAAACAAAGGACAAAGCCCATGGAAACCGAAACCGCCGACAAATACTTGAGCATCTTTCCCTCCCAACTGCTGGCAGCGGTGGCACGTGGGGAGGTAGATCTCAACCACTGGGCCGGCGTGGTGCTGGCTGGGCGGGGGCTGGACCAGAATGCACGATGGGTGGGCTTTCCAGAAGCGGCCCGCCTCCTGGAGCAACGTAGCCAGGCTTAGTTTTGTTCTGGGCCCCAGGGGAGCAACAACTGTGCTCCCTGGTTTTTGACGTTCCCCACCTCTTTGCCCACGGGATACCATTCGAAATCGGCTTCCGGCCGGGAACGGTCTTTTGCAATTTCCTCTGCTTGCGCTGGGCTTAGGTCCGGGTCCAGCCATTCCCGTGCTTGTTCAGGTGATAACACCAGCGGCCTGCGATCATGGATGTCCACCATACCCAGGTCGCATGATGCGGTAATGATTACGAAGCCGTCACCGTCCTGCTCGTCCAGACCCGGATGGGCTTGTGCGAGCGCCCCGAAGAACATCGGCCTTTGATCCTTCAGTCGGATGAAATAGGGTTGTTTTTTCTTTGGATCATTCGGGTCTTTGACCCACTCATACCAGCCCTCGCTGGGCACCAGTGCGCGCCCGGCCGGCCAAAGCTGTTTAAAAAACTTTCCCGTCGTAACGGTCTCGATCCTGGCATTGATTGGATCCGGACGTTTCCCCTTCGCCCAAAAGGGCGCCCATCCCCACCTCACTGGCGTGATGTGAATGCCTGCCTCTGTCCTGTGCAGGATCTGTACACGGGTCGTCGGAGCCACGTTGTACCGGCTGATTGGTTCGGCGTCGTACCCGCCGAACAATGGCATCTGAGGGCCAAGCTCCTCCATAAACACCGCCATTCCCTCGTACTGCACGAATCTCCCGCACATGAGCTGTCCCGCCTGTCAGATTTTTCCTATACAAATTGACCGCGAACCTTGTACAAAGTTAACTGTATGTTCGTACAGTATTCTGGATCGTGCGTCATGAGCTTTTCAATTCTAGGCCCTATTGCTGAGGGTGGCTTGAAGCTGCCCTTGTGTTCGTTTCGAGTGCCCGCCGGCTTTCCGTCTCCGGCGGCGGACCACATCGAAGCGCACATCTCATTGGATGAGTTTCTGAACATTCGCGCCCCGCATGTCTACCTGGTATCCATTGCCGGGGAGAGCATGCAGGGCGCTGGGATCTTTGAAGGGGACCTGGCCGTCGTGGATCGTGCGATGGAGCCTGCGCATGGTCACATCGTCGTGGCGCTGCTGAACAACGAACCCGTGTGCAAACGCCTTTGCATCCGTGGGAAGGAGGTGATTCTCCTGTCGGAGAACCCAAAGTACCCACCGAGGTACGTGCTCGAGGGCGACGAACTGGTTATCTGGGGCGTCATCACCTGCAGCGTGCGCAGCCATGTCTAAAGCCCTGCCCGTTTTCGCCCTGATCGATTGCAATAGCTTCTACGCCAGTTGCGAAAGAGTGTTCCGGCCGGACCTGGCCCGCGTGCCCATCGTGGTACTGAGCAACAACGACGGCTGTGTGATCGCTCGCAGCTACGACGCCAAGCCCTACGTGAAAATGGGCGAGCCGTATTTCCAGATCAAGCACAAGCTGCAGAAGCACGGCATCGTCCCGTTCTCGTCGAACTACGCGCTTTACGGCGACATGAGCGAGCGCGTGATGACGCTAATTGAATCGATGGTGCCGGCCGTCGAGGTCTATAGCATCGACGAAGCCTTCGCGGATCTCACCGGCATCGACGGCCGGGACGCCCTCGGCCGCAAGATCCGCAGTCACGTGCTGCGCTGCACTGGTATTCCGGTTGGGGTAGGGATCGCTCACACCAAAACCCTGGCGAAGCTGGCGAATCACATTGCCAAACGGCTCCAGGTGCAAACCGGCGGCGTGGTCGATATCTGCGACCCGTTCAAGCGGGACTGGGTGCTGCGCAACACCGACGTGTCCGAAGTCTGGGGAGTCGGTCGCAAGATGAAAATTCACCTGGACGCCATGGGCATCAAGACCGCGATGGATCTGGCGAAGGCCGACCCTTGGACGCTACGCAAGAAGTTCAGTGTGGTGATCGAGAAGACGGCCCGTGAATTGGCCGGCACGCCGTGCCTGGAGTTGGACGAGCCGGACCCGCCGAAGCAGGAGATCTGCTGTAGCCGAATGTTTGGCAAGCGGCTCACGGAGCTGGCACCGATCAGGGAGGCGGTGGCCACCTACATGATGCGGGCCTCGGAAAAGCTAAGGGCGCAAAATTCCCTGTGTAAGAAGATCCGCGTCAGCATTCGCACCGGCATGTTCAATCCCGAGGAGGCAAAGTATGCCAATGGCGTGCTGATTGACCTGCCGTATCCCACCGATGATGTGCGGTTGCTGACCAAGGCTGCAGTGGACGCTCTCGACCGAGTGTTCCGGCCGGGCTTCAAGTACAGCAAGGCTGAGGTGTTGTTGATGAGTCTCTATCAGGTAGGGGAGTACACCGATGATCTATTTGCCACATCGCAGCCGGCTGACGTCACGAGATTAATGGCTGTCTTAGATCAGATCAATGGGCGTTGGGGCAGAGGAACACTGAGATCAGCCAGCGTACCTGCCAATCCAGACTGGGGGATGATGCGAGAAATGTTGAGCCAGAGCTATACCACGAAATTAGATCAACTATGGACAGTCGGAAGCTAGCGACGACGGAATCGCCACGGGAGCAAACTTTTCTATCACCGTCCTTGAACGGAGCTATAGTGGCAGTAGGAAAGGTCAGGCGAATAGATCAATGGAAGACTTGGCTACAAAAATTATTCCACTGGTACAAATGCTGATACCTGGTTTCGTGACGACAATTATCTTTTATTGGTTGTCAGAGTCGCCGAAGCCTGGACAGTTTGAGCGAACTGTGCAGGCTCTCATCGGAACTGGGTTGATTAGTATAATAGTACTGCTTTTGGAGGAATTATTCATATGGGTTGGCCAAAATTATCTTGTTGTTGGTGAGTGGACAAAAAATTCAGCAATATTTTGGTCGATTGTATGTGCTGTACTGCTTGGTTTTTCTCTTTCGTTTGCTGCCAATAATGATACGTTGTACTCCTTTGCTAGGCGGTGCGGTTTCACATCTAGGGCTTCCTACTCCGAATGGTGTCTGGCGTTTAGGAAATATCCAAAACGATGTCTGGTATTAAATCTCCTTGATGGTCGACGTATATGTGGATACCCACGGGTATGGCCAACAGAGCCTTGTAAGGGGCATTTTTTACTTGAGCAAGCAGCTTGGATAGTAGATGGAGCGTATGATGAAACTCCTGGGGAGTTTTTCTTAATTAGTAATGCTGATGTTCATTTTATTGAAATACTTGGCTAAAGGGTGGTCATATGTCTAATTCAGGTAAAGGTGTAGTGGATAAGTCTGGCGTGGTGACGCACGGAGCTAATCCGCCAGCCCCTTCTAATGTACGTCCTGCGACCGCTCCCAAAGCGCCGCCACCAGCGCCCAAGGGAAAATAAAGGAGGCATATATGAGCAAACCTATCCCACCGAGCAGGCCGGTTTATACAAAAGATGGCGTGAATGTGAACCCCCCTGCACCAACTAATGTTAGGCCTTCGGTCCCACCCAAGGCGCCGCCGCCGCCCCCCAAAAAAGGATAATGTAAACCAAGTCTAAATGTAGATTAAATTCCTAGTTACGTACCGCCACGAGGCGGTACGTGTAGGGATGTGATATGCGTCGCGTCGGCGAACTGAAAGTTTCTCAATTGCTGGCTGATAGTCTCTATCAATCATGGTGGTTCATAAAGAAGTGTTAAACACTTCCTGCCCCGGTTCCTTTATCTTAAGCACTGAAAGACCAAATGGAGCAAGCCGCTTTACGAATGACCCTATGCTAACCTCGGTAGCTGGAGCTTATCGACCCGTTGCTCAGGTCGGATATACATTTCGGCCCCGTGGAGTACTAACTCAGATGCAACAGGTACTTAAATCCGTGGAGGTTGTTACCCTTCCACAAAGGTCGGCTTCTAGTCGTCAAGCGGATGTTCTCGACCGACTGCTTTCGTCCCTTTGCTGCTGGTCACAACGGTCAGAATTCGATTCGACTCAAGTAGACCTGGAATATCCGAACCGCTGGCATTTTCGGATGCTAACCATGAAAAATCGTTTGTAGACTGCGTAGTGTTTGTCGTATCAATCAATTAATTTAATCGAAAGGAATCCCAATGCCCCAGGTAAATGACATGCAACGGCTAGTCGAAAGGACGATCGAACACCTCGGAGGCCTGGAGAGATTTCAAAAGGTTATCGATACAGAACTCACGGATATGACCCGCCGCTGGGAGCTGGATGTCACTAACATCGGTCGGATCCTGCGGTCGCACTTGTACGTTGAGTACTACCTAACCGAGCACATCGCAAAAGCCAATCCTCGCCTCGGTGACCTCTCACAGGCTAGGCTAACTTTCGCGCAGAAGCTGTCGCTGCTGGATACTAGCCATGATCGCCTCAGGGGCCTGGTCTCTGGACTTCGGCAGATCAATGCAGTTCGGAACCGATTGGCGCACAGGCTGGAAGCGATGCTGACTGCCGAGGACGTGCAAATATTCCTGACCCACCCGTTGTTCAGTGCTATGCGAATTGAAGGTGCAAAGCCATCCACGCCGAGCGCAGAGCCAATTGATGTTCTAGAGAAGTTCGCCCAATTTGCTGCACACCTCTTAGCGAACGAATTTAGCGAATTCGCGATGGCGGTGGGCAAAGCCATAGATGAAGATATAGCCCAACGAAACTCATAACCCATCCCTATAGAGCGTGGCCTTTGGCGAGCCTCCTGTGTCTCCGGCCAGATTGCCTGGGTGAAATTAGAGCTGCGATTGCTAAATAATTGCTACAGAAAGGGGGGGGATAGCGCACCTAAGCAAGTAGGGCGGCGTGGGCGGCGGTTAATCGGTCCAATCCATCATCGGCGCAACGCTGAAGCGGCGGGACGGCTCTTTGCGGGATGATCCAGTGTTTACGGGCGCTTCAGGTTTTTCTAAATT